GCCCGTTGAACTGCGCTGCCATGACGCCGATCGCAGCGTCAACAGCGGACATCCAACCGGCGAAGGTCGAGTCGTCGACGCGCACGGGATCGGTCTCACGGGCGACGCCGAGCGTCGCGCCGGCGCCGAGCTCAAGGGGCTCACTGTTGAGGTGTACCACGATCCGATCGTCTTGTAGCTCGACCCGGTGCCCGCGCAGGTCCCACAACGTGACATCGCCTTGATCAGCGAGCTTCGGCCGCGCCTGGCGATAGGCCGTCGCGATCACCGCTTGAACGAGGCGCTCGCCACCGATGCGCAAAAGGATACCCTCGGCGTCTTCGGGCGGCGAGGTCGTCAGCCCGTAGTGCTCGAAGTGCTCGACCGCGTCTTGCACCTCGGGATCGTCGTCGTCGTCCTCGGCGCCGATCCCACCGGTGACTTGCAGCTGTAGCTCTTGCTGATCCTTCGCGTCGTCTACGAGCTTGATCACCGCCCGGCGGATCACGTTCGCCGCGCGGTTGCGCAGCCGCCGAGCACTCTCGGCGATCCGCCGCTCGGTCGCATCGAAGAGGCTCATACCGGCGACCTCCACGCGCCGATCGAGCGCTTCGCGCTCTTCGGCAGCTCGGCATAGTAGCCGTACTCGGGCGCGACGACGATCTCGGCCGTCGTCCCGTCCTCGCTCGACTTCTTGAGCGACACATTGACGATCAGCATGCGCCCGTCGACCCGGCAGTAAGGGTCGTCGACCTCGACTGTCGTCCCGGGCTGCCAGAGCCCGCCGTCGGACCGATACCAGCCTTTGGTTGTGTAGACGACCGTCGAGGCCCGCCCGAGCCTCGTCGCCGCCTCCCACTGCACACGGGCGAGGCAGCGGGCCTTGCTCGTGCCCTCGCCGGTGAGAACAAGAGTTCGCGCTCGGCCGATCGCGCTCGTCCGCTCGAGCGCCTCGATCCCGGCGGCGAGCTCTCCATAGCCGTCGTCGGTCCCGACGCTCTGTCCTCGGCAGCGATAGTCGCGGTAGACGTCGGTCGCGTCGAAGTCGCCGTCGGCGGAGAGCACGTTTGTTGGCATGCTGGCGCCGAGCCCGTAGAGGACATCGCCGGGCGAGCGCTCGAAGCTACCGTCGACGGCCCGGAGCAGCCGCAAGTCGCCGTCGGCGTCGTCGTAGACCAAGAACCCATAGCGCTCGACGAGCTCCTCGATCGCGTCGTGACACTTGTCGCCGACGTCGATCGAGAACCGCTCGACGAGCTCGCCCGGGTCGCCGTCGATCACCGCTGAGATCTCGTGAGGCTCGAGGATCGAGATCAGGATCGCGCCGAGCGCCTGCCGGTTGAACCGCCGCTTGCCGACGACCGACGAGTCGACGAGGTCGCCCGTGCGGCTGCGCCCGGTGATCGAGCATTGCGTGCCCGTCGCGTCGTAGCTTGGCTCGATCGTATCAACATGCCCAGTGAGCACCTTGCGCTTCGTGCGGCTCGGTCCGACGTACACCTCGACCGGGTCGCCGAGCGCGATGTCACTTTGTGCGATCCCCTTTGCATCCCGCGTGCAGCCGACGGCGAATGACCTCGCCGCCGTCTCGATCCCGTAGCTAATGTCGACGCTCTGCCAGCGGTCGAAGTCACGCCCGCCGATGCGCACCGCGACCCGATGGAGCTCCTCGAAGCTACTCACGAATCACCTCGACAGGACGCGGATCGTACCGGGCCCGACGAAGCCGCCGCACACGATCCCGTTGCGCTCGAGGATCTCCTCGGCGCGCTCGGCGTCGCCGTACAGCTGCCACGCCAGCTCGAGGACGGATGTCGTCGAGGTTACCTCGTAGTCGATGATCTGCGCGAGATCGTCGGCGAAGCCCGTCAGCCAGCCGTGAAGCGCGTTCCCCGCGTTGGTGAGAGCTCGCCAGGTGACACGGTCGATCGGCCGCTCGGCCTCTTCCTCGACGAGGTCGTCGAGCTCGTCGCGGACTGCGATCGCGTCGTCGTAGACGACGAAGTCCCGATCCTTCGCGGCGACCAGCGCCTCGGCGAGCACTGCCCGCTGAATCAGCGCCGAGACGGCGTCCTCGTTGCGCTGTATGACGACCTCTGTCGGGTTTGGGGGGACGGTCGCCCCTTCGTCGAGGAGCACCGCACGGCGCAAGCGAGCGGCAGCGAGCAGCGCGTCGAGGTCGCCGATCGCCTCGATCGCCGAGACATAGGCAGCCGAGATCGTCGAGGCGGTGATCGCGTAGGGGCTCGACCGAAGCGCGTCGAGGTCGGCGAGCGCCGCCTCGAAGGCGGTCGGGTCCGTCGGCGCGTAGCTCTGCGTCGCGGTGCGCAGATCGTCGATCCTCGTCGCGATGTCGTCTGCCTGGCGCTCGTAGACGGCGCCGGGCTGCTCGTCGATCGCGAAATCCTCGGTGAACTCGGCGAGCGCTGCTGTCTCGAGGTCGCCGGCCTCGACGTCGACCTTCGCGTCGTCGGGCTCAATGAAGATCTCGCCCGCTTCCGCGAGATCCTCGACGAAGGCGAGCGAGAACGTCGCCTCGCCGTTGCCGATCTCGCTGATCGACCAGGATCGACAGATCGCCGAGCGCTCGCCCCATCTCGGATGCTTGAGCAGCCCCTTGCCGACGCGCAGCGCTGTGATCAGATCCTGCGCTCGAAGATGGTAGTCGTCGCCGAAGAGATAGGCGTCGAAGGCAAACCGGTTGATTTTATTGCCGGTATCCTCGGGCGCTGCCTCGTCACGCCCGGGATATTCATGGTCGGCGCCGCGGATCCCGCCTTCGCGCGTGTACGATCTGACCTGAAACGGGATCCCGCGAAAGCTCGCCTCGACAAGCGACCGATACCATTCAGGAAAGACGCTCATGTCCCCGTTCTCCGTTTACCGACGCTGGCGCGGACGGGGACCTTCGGATTCTTCGTGACGACCTCGGCGGATACCTCCTTGGTTCCGCCCGTCTTGTCCTCGATCGTGACCTTCACCTCGCCGCCGACCTCGGTCCGGCCTTGCCCCATGACGCCGGTGCGCGAGCGCGGATCGAAGGCAAAAGACTTGCGCACGACCTCGGCGAGCACGTCCGTCGGGACCATACCCGCGAAAGGCAACCCCGCGCCAAGCCCAGCAGCGGCGGTCTGTACAACAGGCTGGCGCGCGCGCTGACGCTTCCGAGCTCGGCCGGCAGCGTGCATCCCAACGCCACGCCCAGCCCCCGTCCCGGTGAGCGCTCCTACACGCCCGAAGTCGCCTCGAGCAATCGCCGCGCCGACCTTCGCGGCTTGTTCGTTGAGCTGCTCTTGTAGACTACGCCGCAGCTCCTCGTTACCGATCGGACCGAGCTGGTAGAGCTCCTCGGCAAGCGTCGTCCTTTCGATCGTCCTCGAGCCGACCCGCTTCGCCGCCTCCTCGGTTCGATCGACGCCCTCGCGCGCGTCGTCCCATGCTGACTTAACATCAAGCGCGGTGTTGATCAGGTTCGCGGCTGCGACAGCGACCTTGCCGATCGCGCTGGCGACCTCGCCGAAGGCGCGCCCGGCGCTGACGGCGAAGCGCTGCCAGTCCATATCGGCGAGCTCATTCGCGGGGACGAGCGCGCCGACGAAGGCGCTCGCGAAGCCCGCCGCGCCTTGTCGGACACTCCGACTAGCGCGATTGATCGCCGCGGGGACGTCCTCTGAAGCGACGTTGGCGAAGCCGATGCCCTCGGCGATCCCGCTGCCAAGGCTGTCGACGAGCACCGAAAAGCCTTGCTTGAACTGTTGGATCCGAAAGCCCATGCGCTTCTGGACGTTGTCCCAGTTATCACCGAGTGCTGTCGCTGAATTTCCCAGCCCGTCAGTGATGTTGATCAAGTCCTCGAAGCCAGTCGTCGTCAACCGGATCGCGGCGTTTCTGGCTTCTTGTCGCCCGAAGAGCTTGAACAAGATCCCCGTACCCTTTACGTCGACAGCTTTCTTTAGCTGCGTAACCCACTCGACCATATCAGAAGCGCTTCGGATCGCATCCGGGCCGAACGGCACGCCGATCTTTTTGAACTCTTTCTTGAACTTCCCTGTGGCGCCTGCAACGCCAGTCAAAAGCGCTCGCATTTGTGTAAACGCAGCCGAGGTCGTCTTGCCTTCTTTCGTGATCGACGCCATCGGAGCGAGAATTCCGTCGAGACTCACGCCAAGCGAGTTGGCGAACCCAGCGACATCGCCAATGCTCGCCGCGATCTGCGCGAAGTCAGTCTTGCCGAGCGCCTCCGTAACGAAGAGCTTGTTTGCGATCTCAGCGGCAGTGATACCGCTATCTTTGAACGTGTTCAACGCCGATGTCAGCGCATCGACCACAACCGCGGGCTCGGCGAAACCAGCCTTCGACGCTTTCAACGCGACCGGCAGAAACTCCTTCAATGCGTCCTTTGATGTCTCAACACCGCCCGAGAACGCCATATAGGCCGCTTGCGCTGCCTCGATCGGATCCGTCCCGAAGCGCACCGCCATGTCTTGCAGGAGGTCTCCGTACTCGGCGACCGGGTCGACGCCCGCCTCGAGGAGGTTGCCGAGCCGGGCTACCTCCAACTCAAACTTGCCCGCCTTGTCGACGGCGAGCCCGAGCCCGACGCCGAGAACACCGCCCGTCTTTGCGAGCGCACCGAAGCCCTTTCGCGCGACGCCAGCTGCTCTGCCGACGCCTTGCAGCTCGGTACCAGCGCGAGCGAAACCGCGACGGATGCCGCGGTGTGCGCGCATGCCCATGCGCTCGATCTTTGAGAAACTGCGACCTGCCCGGCGCTCGGCTCGCTTGAGCGCACGACTCCACGGTACGTTGAGGTCGTCAACGCCCGTTAGCGCCGCTTTCGCCCGGAAGTCAGCCTTTCTCGCCATCGCCTAGCCTCGCGAGGTCGTCGAGCCGATCATACCAGAAACTGAGCCGCGACGCAGTTAGTCGGTAGAGCTCTCCCGGGCCCCAGCCGAATCGAGCCGCGAGGAGGGCGAGTCGGGCCCGCCAGTCCCCGGGCCAGTCCTGAGAAAACCCGCTAGCAACACCTCCAACCGGCGCGCGTCGTGCGCGTCCATACGCCGCAGCGACCCGACGGAGATCCCCGTCAGACGATATGCGGTGTGAAGGTTCGCGTGCGTGCCTTCGAGGTCGCGCTCTTCGACGACGATCAGGTCGTCAGCGTTGAGCCGGCGCATGAGTCGCAGCTCGGTGATCTCGCCCTCGCCGCCTGGAATCGGCGTCGACAACCGGAAGATCTCGACCGGTTCGCCCTCGGTCGACGTGTAGCCGTCCGGCAGTGTTCCCCTCTTGTGCGTCATCAGCTAGAGCTCCTGGATCTCCTCGACCGTCTCGATCCGCAGCGTCACGTTGCCCTCGTCGCCGTCGGGCTCGAGGTCGCCGACCTGATAGCCCGCCCGGACGAGAAGAATCGCGCCGTTGTAGAGATCGACCTGCACCGTCGAGTTGCTGATCGCCTCGAGATCCGCGAGGTCGACCCCGAGCTTGTAGGGGATCGTCAACTCGAGATAGGGGGTCGAGTTCTCGCGCTTATGCCCGGTCGGGCCAGTGAGCCCCTCGCTCGTGGTGCGCTTGAAGCGCGCCCGCTGCCAGGTGACAGATCCCTCGACCTCGTAGGGCACGCCATCGATCGTGAAGCCCTTGACGCCGCCCGTGCGGCCAGCGATTTTCGCCATGGTGTCGCCCTCCTAGGCGGCGAGCTGCAAGTAGAACTCGTTCTTGAGCGCCAGCACACGCAGCTGGTTCTGCACGTCAGGCGTCAACAGCGCGTCGAGGCGGTTCGGGTCGCCGCTCGGCCGCTCGACGACGAGGTTCGCGGCGTAAAGGTCGGCGTTCTCGACGATCCCCTCTGCCTCGAGGTCGCGATAGAGCGTGATGAGCAGCCCCTTGACGGTGCTCGGCGTGACCGCCGAGCTACCCGTCGGGATGAAGGTGTCGTCGTCGACGAGGCGCTTTCGCGCCAGCTTGCTCTGCGCCATGCTCGTATGCGCCCGGTTGAAGCGCATGAGCTGGAAGTTGGTGACCATGTCGAGGTATGCGTCGTCGGCCGAGCCGAAGGCGTCGGTCTGGTACGTCGTAATCAGCCGCTCGATCCGCACCTTGCCGGCGGCGTCAGTGTAGAGCGTCGCGATCCCGTCGAAGAGCAGGATATTCCGCTGTAGCGGCGTGAAACGGTCCGCTTCAGGCGCCGGGAGGATGCCGACGAGCTCGAGCGTCTGGAGCGGATTCCCCGGCGTATTCGTCAGCGATGCGAAGCTCGCGCCCCATGCCGCCGCCGAGACCTGCCACGGTTGATTCGGGATCGGCTCCATCCCGATGATCCCACCGTGCGGATCGTTGCGACCGTTGCCGAGCGAGCCGAGGTTGCCGACCGTGTCGCGGTAGGCCGT